GACTTATTCTTATCCTATAAATACATAGATATATAGAAAAAAATAAGTCTCTTTATTGTGATATGGACAATTTTTTGTCCGTTATATTATTTTTTAAATCTAATAATTTCTTTATGTATCCGTTTCTTCTAAGTAATTTGAAGGTTAGGTTCTCGTATGAATACTCACCACCACTCTCTAAACCGCTTTGTCTGAACTTTTTTATTCTCTTTCTTAAGTCCTCTATTTGAGATAAAACGTTTTGATTAACCCCCTTAGATGTGATAGAATCTATTTTTTTTGCAAATTCCTCACCCTTCTCTAATATTTTTCTGTCATCGATACTTGGATTTTCTTTTTTGGGTTCAATAATCCATTCACCATTTAACACAGAATAAACCCCTGAGGATATGTGCTGCTCATTGACATCTTGAACATAAAGTTCAACATCAAATCCCTTAATTTTAATATTGTGTTTTTCATTCCAAACATTTTTTTTTGCATCAAAAAATTCTTTCATTATTGTATGAAACGCGATTGAATCCATCTCCTTTTTTCCATCTATTTCATCCATGTCAATCAAAATGTGTAAATCAACATCTGAATATTCAGACCAATTAAAGTTAGCCAACGAACCCGTTAAAACAATATCATGAATAAAAAACTCAACTCCCAAAGATTCAATGAAATCATCAGATATTTCAATTAACCTTTTTCTGATTTCATCTTTCATCTCATAAGAATCATCGTTTTTATTGAAAATCAACGAACATAATGAATCCTTTGATTCAAAGGATTTTACTATCTTTTCGTCTTCTTCCCTATCTTCGATTAGTTCTTCAAATAAACTCATCCTACTTTAGTGTATTTGTAACTTCTTGAGATACTCTCATTGAAGTATTTTCCTTGGGACTTAGCCATTCTAAATTTTGTGAACTTTTCCCATGGAACGTTATTATATTCATAAATAGACCCACTATTAAAAGTGACCACCAAATTTTTGGATTCAGTATCATATTTGGCGGATTTTAAATTTGAAGATTCAATAAGAACTTCAATAATGGTACCCTCAATTTTTTCTGATAAAATAGACATATTCTTTTTTATGAATAATATAACATATAAATATCAAATAAAAAACCCCACATATGTGGGGTTTCAATTAATTTAGAGATACTAACCTCTCAATAGTTTTTTTCTTATCAATCGGCAGTTTCAATTCTAATACCCCATTCTCAACTTTACCTTCAATATCTTTTTCTTTAACATCTTCAGGTAATGTGTAAGATTTTTTAAAATTATTCACAAAATAGGTTTTCTCTACTTTTTCTTGTTTTTCAAAAGAAATTGTAATTGTACCATCTTTTATGGTAATTTTTATGTCTTCTTTAGTAAGACCAGGAACACTCATTAATAACTTGTACTCAGTTTCATTTTTACTGATACTAGTTTGTGGTACCGAACTACCGATGTAAGATGTTTCGAATACTTTATCGAACACATCGAAAAGTGGATCTTTAAATAATGTTATCATATTTTTTAAATTTTACAATTCAGTTATCAAGTATTTTACCAAATGTCTAAAACTGACATTTAGACATTCGTTAGATATTTTTTTAGACATTTTGTCTTTATTTTGTTTTTATAAATTTTAGTATTATATTTGTTTGTAACAAAACTTAAAAAATAATGGCAGTAGATTTTTTTGAAGAGGGGAATGTAAGTAACCCAAGAAGAGTACGTAAAAACAGTGAAACACCTATCTTAGATAATTTTAGTAGAGACCTTACTAAGTTGGCAGAAGAAGGTAAAATCGACCCCGTTATTGGTCGAGATAAAGAAGTGAAAAGAATATCACAAATCCTTTCAAGAAAGAAAAAAAACAATGCAGTTATAGTTGGTGAGGCGGGTGTTGGTAAATCTGCGTTAGTTGAAAAACTAGCATTGTCAATTAAAGAAGGTAAATGTCCATCAAACTTAGTTGACAAAAGAATTGTTTCTCTTGATTTAACTTCTTTAGTCGCGGGAACAAAATATAGAGGTCAATTTGAGGAGAGGATTAAGGCGATTCTTAATGAGTTATATGAGGTAAAGAATATTGTATTATTCATTGATGAACTACACACCATGGTTGGAGCGGGAAATGCAAGTGGTTCTATGGATGCAGCAAACATTTTAAAACCGGCTTTGGCTAGAGGTGAAATACAATGTATTGGTGCAACTACTTTTGATGAATATAAAAAACATTTAGAAAAAGATTCTGCATTAGTACGAAGATTTCAAAAAATCATATTAAGTGAGCCTGATGAGAAAGAAACAACTCAAATATTAGAAAACCTTAAAGATTCTTATGAAAATTATCACAAAGTATCATATGGTGAAAATGTTATTAATACCATCGTAAAATTATCTAAAAAATTTATCACTGATAGACAATTTCCTGATAAGGCTATTGATATATTAGACGAACTTGGTTCTGAAAAGAAGATATCTAATAAGATGCCAGAATCGGTTGAAAAACTTAAAAAAGATATCGATGTTGTAAAGGAAAAAAAGATTTCAGTTGTTAAGAGTCAAGATTACGAACAAGCCGCAAAACTTAGAGATGAAGAAAAGAAATTAAATTTAAAACTGGAAAGTGAAAAGAAAAAATGGTTAGATAATTTAAAGAATAACAAAATGCTGATAACAGTTGACGATGTTTATGAAATCGTTACTGAAATGACAGGTGTTCCAATAACTAAATTGGATGAAAAAGAAACTGATAAATTATTGAAGATGGAAGAAATTCTAACTTCAAGAGTTATTGGTCAAGATGATGCAATAAAAGTCATATCAAAAGCAATAAGAAGAAATCGTGTTGGTATTAAAGATTCTAATAAACCAATTGGTTCATTTATATTTTTAGGATCAACCGGTGTTGGTAAAACTTATTTAGCCAAATCAATTGCTGAGTTATTGTTCGGTGACCCCGATAAGATAATTCGAGTTGATATGAGTGAATACATGGAAAAACACAATGTGTCCAAATTAATTGGTTCTCCTCCAGGATATGTTGGTTATGATGAAGGTGGACAATTAACTGAAAAAGTTAAGAACAACCCGTTCTCTGTTATTCTTTTTGATGAAATTGAAAAAGCACATAAAGATGTTTTTAATATCCTACTTCAAATTTTAGATGAAGGACATTTAACCGATTCGTTTGGTAGAAAGATTAATTTTACAAACACAATCATTATCATGACATCTAATGTGGGTGCTAAGAAAGTTTCTGAATTTGGTAATGGCGTTGGATTTTCAACCTCATCATCTGAAGAACAAAAATATGAAGTAAGGAAAACAATGATTCAAAAATCATTAAAACAACAATTTAATCCTGAATTTTTGAATCGTATTGATGATATTATCCTATTCAATCATTTAGATGAAACAGTACTTAAGAAGATTATCACCATTGAAATTGGTAAACTTATTAAGAGATTGGTTGAAAAAAATTACCTTGTAATTTTTGATAAATCTGTTGCAAGTAGAATTTTCGAATTAAATTCACAGGAAGAATATGGTGCAAGACCACTAAAAAGAATAATTCAAAATCTATGTGAAGATTTCTTAAGTGAAGAGATTTTAAGAGGTAATATTATTGAAAATGAACAAGTTACTTTAAAGTTTAAAGACGAAAAACTTACAATAACTAAAAAAATATTGTAAATACTTGACTTTTTTCAAAAATTATATATATTTATATTCTCGGAGGTTCTCTTTGTCGATTACCTTTTCGTTTTTTTTCATAAGTAAGTGGGGTTGAATCCACTGAAAGACCTTAAAACCCCGACATTCCTTGTTGGGGTTTTTTATTTTCAAAATTTTTTGTTATATTTACACTTATGAAGAAATACACATTTATCTTGGCTATTTTCGCAACAATTGCGTTAACGGCCTGTGGTTCCGGGTCGACCACAACTGAAACAACTGACTCTACGGCGGTTAGTGTTGATACTACAGCGGCAGTTGTAGATTCAACTAATGTCGATACTCAAACAGGTGGGGGATCTGGATCAGATTCTCAACCTATTAAGTAAAAATATGGGCCGGATTAAATTCCGGCCCTTTCTATTTATTTGTTATGGAATATGTTGGAGATTTAATATTATTGAGAGGAGTACCGGGGTCAGGAAAAACGACTCTTGGGGAAATTATACTCCAAACAACACAACATCAAATACCTGATGTATTATCGGCGGATAATTTTTTTATCAATGATAAAGGTGAATATAATTTCGATAGTACGAAATTAAAAGAAGCACATAATTTTTGCCAACAAAAATGTGCCGAAAGAATGCGTTTGGAGTTTTCAAAAATTGTGGTTGCAAATACATTTACACAAGAATGGGAAATGAAACCATACTTTGAGATGGCAGAAAGATATCGATACCGAATTCATAGTATAATTGTAGAGAATAGACACGGAAACAAAAATATACATGATGTTCCCGATGATAAAGTTCAGATAATGAAAGATAGGTTCGAAATTCAGTTGTGATGGGTAAGTTTATTCTTTCTTTTACTAATATCACATATCCACAAAAAAAAAGAACAAAAGGATTATTAAAACTTGCTAAGTACTTTAGAAAAATATTACCAAAATGGTTTGTTACAAAAACAAACACACCCAAATCTTGATTTAACTATATGGAATTATTCTCCAAAAGTTCAATACGAAAGATTGTGGGATGATGTTACCATGCAATGCCGTGGATTAGTTACTAATTCAAAAGGTGAGATTGTCGCAAGACCATTTAAGAAATTCTTTAACTACGAAGAACATAAACCAGAAGATATCCCAAACGAAGATTTTGTGGTCTATGAAAAAATGGATGGATCTTTGGGTATTCTTTTCAACTATAAAGGAGAATGGATAATGGCAACTCGTGGTTCATTCACCTCTCCACAAGCAATTAAAGGAAAAGAAATTCTTAATAGACATGACATTAGTGCGTGGAGAAAAGACAATACATATTTGTTTGAAATTATTTATCCTGAAAATAGAATTGTTGTTGATTATGGTGATGAAGAAAAGTTAGTTGTTCTTGGTGGTTTCCATACAGAAACAGGTGAAGAAATACCCGATAGTAGTTTATTTTGGACACAAGATTCAGGATTTGAAATTGTTACAAAATATAAAACATGGGGAGAAGGATACGATTTACTTAAAGAAGAAATATCTAAAGAGAAAGAAGGTTATGTAATTCGTTTTAAAAATGGTTTTCGTATGAAAATCAAAGGAGATGAATATGTTAGACTTCATAGGATAATAACTAACGTTTCAAATAGAGATATTTGGGAATATCTAAAAGATAATAAACCATTTGATGAATTACTTGAAAAAGTTCCTGATGAATTTAATGAATGGGTTAAAGAAACAGTACGAGATTTAACTGTTAGATTTGAAAACATTGATGACGATTATAACAATATTTTTAATTCAATTAATACAATAGACAGAAAACAATTCGCTGAAAATGCAAAAAATTATCCATACCCATCAATATTGTTTGCGATGTACGATGGAAAACCAACACATAACATTATATGGAAATTAATATATCCACAATACTCAAAACCATTTAAAAAAGATGATGCCTAATTTATATGTTTGTGGTGATAGTTTTGTTGATTGGGATAAACCTGATACACATTGGATAGATTATTTATCCAATCATTATAATATTATCAAATTAGGGAGATACGGATCAGATAATCATAGTATATTATATCAAATGGGATTAATTAATGATTATCTAAATGGGGACAGAGTGGTTGTTGTTTTTACGGCACCAGGAAGATTTCCAAGAAGATATTTTGGTGAAAGAGAAATCAATCAAGACGTAAAATATATTACATGGGAATGGTATAAAGACAAAAATTTTGCTAAGAAATTAATGGAATTAAGAGTTAAAGAAACTGAAAGTTGGTTAAATGGTGAAAGGAATTCAGAAATTGAATTTCTTAAAAAGGTGAAAGTTTTTTATGGTGATTTTAAACCTGTTTTTGTAACATGGAATGAAGACTTTTATAAAAAAACATATGATTTTGTTGATTTAATAAAAGTAACATCAATATCTGATGAAGGTGGTGAAGAAAATGATTGGCACCCTGGTTGGAAGGGTTGTTATGAATTTTATCAAAAAATTTATAATTTATTAGAAATAAAAGATACTATGGTAGATTATATTGATAAAATCAATAAAATACTATGAAACTAACAAATGAAGAATTTGAAATTTTATTAAATGAATTAAATAATACTCCAACAATGGATGAAGAGGAAATAAAATTTATAAAATCGGCACACCCACAACTTTATTATACAAGTGAAAATAAAAGAGATAATGGCGTTTCTTTATATACCGATAGAAGTTTTATTTATAGTTTAAAAAATGAAAAATTAAAAAAAATATTATGCGATAAATTTAATGAAGATATACAGAATGTTTATTCAATACATAAATTAATATATGGTATTGGTGGTCATGCAAAAAAACATAAAGATAGATTTACAACACACAAAACTGTTAGTATAATATTATCAGATAATTTTAAAGGTGGTGAAATGTATATTAATGAACAATTAGTAGAGATGAATGAATTGGGTAATTATATAGTTTTTGATGGTGGGAGAGATTTACATGAAGTTAAAGAAATAATTGAGGGTGAAAGAGAAGTTTTAGTAATATGGTTTTCAAAAAAACCGGCAAAATTTAATTTAATATGATGAAAACAGAAAAGAAGAAACTTTATTTGGATGATGTGAGAACCCCCACATCGGAAGATTGGGTTGTTGTACGCAAT